GCAACCAATGGGACCGTAACAAGATCAACCGCCCAGAGATTTACACCCCTGTTTGACCAATTTGCCAACATCAGGTTCGTGGCAATCCGAGAAGATTGCATATGTTCCTGCGTCAGGGACGTATTGCGCAAGCCAATCAGATTGAACGCATGAAGCGTCAATTCACCCAGAGAGGGGTTAAATGTATATGTGCCGCTAGTAGTCAATTTAGACTCCTATCAGCGCGTACCGGCCTGCTGAACGTATAGAGTTACCGTACCAGCGCCAGAGGCGACATTAATTCGGACACCCCGGCATGGAACCGTCAAAGCAACTGCACCCGCAGCCGTAAGGCCGGAGGAGAACCAATTTGCCGTAGCAGCAACGAAATCCGGGGACATGGGGTCATCAAACGTGTACTGGACTGTAAAGACCGGAGATCCGGTAACAACAGCACCAAGACCAACATTGAAGGGATTGGTCATGAAGCTGACCGCCACAACACCGCTGGTTCCAGCATTTGTCTGAGAGACTGTAATAGGTTCAGCAATCATAGCTATTTCCCTTTCGCCCTAGCAGCGGCCACGTTGTCCACCAAATTAGGGTACGGCCTACCGGCTGCCCTTGCTTTGGCTTTAGCATGTTTTATCTGCTGCCTGTTTAGATACTTCACTTTAGCATCTTTTGGCGCGTCTTTCTCCCAAAAAGGTTTGTCAGTCATTTAACAATCCCATTTTCTAAGAGATTTATTAATTCTACTATCCGGGTCAGCAGCTTTTGCAGACCCAGTCAATTTGCGCTTCATGCCGGTCATCCGCTCGCAAAACGATTTGCGGCGGGAAGCATCAGCGTCACTTTTTTGGGCCTGTTCGCGGGACACCGGAGGTTTTAGATTATGACCTTCAGCACGCGCCGAAGCGCGTCCTTTAGCGTTCAAACCACCTTCAGGGTTTTTACCTTCAGATCTTTGCCAGGCGGGGGATCTTGCCATTGGTGGCTCCAATAGGAAAAGGGAGGGATTTCTCCCTCCCAATTTTACTCAGGGCTTACGACCGCCAGTAGACGTCTGGGCGGCAGACCAGTCGGCAGTTGCCAAGCGGCCACCAGATTTGCGCGGTTTGCGACCAACGTTCATCTTTGCCTTATCGCCCATTGCCTTACCAACGGACTTACCACCACGCTTACGCTCAAGAGCTTCACGATTTACATTGCTATCCTTGGTGTATTCCATCGGACGATCACGAAGATCGTCAGCAGCAAGATTAACACCACCAGCTTCACGACGCTTGCGATTTTTCATATTAACCTCCTATAGACCTATTAGGCGTTTGCAATAGCCTGAACATAACGGACAGTCAGCCAACCATCTCCGTCACCAGTATTGGTTGAAGTTACTACTATCTTAACGTCAGTAGTTCCAACATTGACCCAATTACCTGCACGAGTAGCATCAGCACCCGGAACCGCAGCAACGATACCAATTGTAGCACCGTCAACAGCAGCCGCAGCAGTCAATGCCGTAGCAGAGACTGTTGTGCCAACGCCAAGTGTGGAAGCAGCGCCATTCCATGCAGTGATAACATTCAGATCAATTTCAAGGATCTGACTTCCTGCCGGAATAACAATAGTAGTAGCAGAACTGGCCTGAGTAACAGCGCTTGTCTGAGCCATAACAACGTAACCAACATTGGCCACGTCAGACCCAACCGTTGTACCCGAAGTGTTCAGAATATCACCAGCCTTTATAGGACCAGTGAACGTAGTCGTTCCCATGGGAACCTCCTGCACGATACGGTCACACTGTCTGTGCAGAGTCAGCCGGGCCTGTCAGTGCAACCTATGTTACCCGGAAAAAATGGGGGCATAAGCCCCCATCTCATTAAGAAGTCGGGAACGATCCGTAGATGGAGCGCCAGTTGTAGTAACCGAAGCTGTAGCGTTCGTAACCCTTAACCAGAAGGTTATCGGTAACAAAGTCGACTTGCATATCGGTTTCAAACTTCACTCGTTCCATATAGGACAGACCATCAATGTTGGTCAGCAGGAACCAAGCATACGCAGAAGTCAGGTAATCATTGACCATGTAGCTTTCTGGCAAGCCACCAGCGGTCATCATAATTGCATTGACATCATTGTCTGCTGTACCGGGACGCAGTTCTGTCTTGGTAAGACGGATTGCGACAGGTTCCAAAGCCGGTGGCACAATGAGCTTGCGGCCACGGGCAAAGACCTTCAGACCAGCCTGGTCTTTGAAGTTGGTACGGATGCTGATCATCGCGTTCAGCAGAGTCGATTCGTTAAGATCGACGTCTACTGCCGGACGGTTAGCAACAGTGCCACCATCGATCGGATGGTTGGTAGCGCACAGAGCAACACCGTCACCACCGATAGATGCATTATAGGTGGTTGCTGTGTTGAGTACGTTAGAACCATAGATCTCTTTGGTCTGCTGGAAGGACTCAATAAGACCGAGGTTAGACGGTGCAAACTGGGTCTTATACAGGTTGTCGTCAATGGCCTTACGAGTAATCGCATAGCCAAGGCCGATTTCTGTATGTTCCTGGTTGTAGATAAACCGTTCACCAGCCGAATTGTCAAAAGCGGTCTGGCCACCTTCGGTCTTCAACTGAGCAAGACCAAGAAACTTCATTTCAGCAGTGCGTTCCAAAGCCATTTTGGAATTGTGCTTGGTGAAGATCTTGTCGTACTGCGACGGGATCATTTCGTACTTACCTTCAACGCCACGGAGTCCGGGCAGAAGAAGGTCACGAATAGCTGAGAGATTAACAGCCATTTGTCAATACTCCTCTTCTTAGCCCACACTAAGCAGTTGCTTAGTCGAAACGTTGTTAAAGGCGACTACAACATAGTTGTATGCGCCAGCGGCAGTACCCGGTCCACCCGGCGGGTCAGTTACAAGACTGACAAGACGGAAGGGAAGGGTATTGGTGGTCGTCGGAGTGACGGAAATATCAACATAAGCACCAGAGATGCCTGTGCTGGTATTGCCGGTGCCGATTGCGTACTGGACGTTAGCATTAACGTCACCAACTACTGCACCAACAGAGGAAGAACCACCCACCTGCGCAAGGAACTTGGCATTAGGATCGTTCACGATGTAGCCAGTAACATAGTTACCAGAAGCTACGTCACTACCGGGCCAATAGTTTGACCAAACAGTGCGCTTCTGAGAAACCGACAGGTACTGACAGCCGACAAAGATACCAGCAATCTGGTCAGTTCCGGGCGAACCCTGAACTACATGGCCAGTATTGTCTGGGTTTACGGGGTCTCCGTAAAAGATGTTCGTGGCATTATAAGCAATACGAACCGTCACCTGTTCATAGGTGGGGGCAGAGCCCGTACCGCTATACTGCCGGAACCCGAAAGGCGCGTTTGTATTCGCCATAACGGTATCTCCTTATAACAGTTAGTTCGTCATTGCACGCCGGGGCAACTAAGAACCGAAAAATTCGAGTTTCCACACCGGGGGAAACAGAACATATAGCTCCAAGGGCATTATCAATTATTTATTTCCAAAAGTAAAGGACCGCCAATTGGCGGCCCCTTTTAATCGTGTATGACTTTTTGTCACTCTTTGGGGATCGGTATAGCTTCATAACTCTTGTTAATTTTTGGCTTTGCCTGAATGTGATCCCGATGCCCAAGACCACCTTCCGGCGTGCCAGCAAGCTGCTCTTCCTTTGCCCGGACCTGATCTCTGGCGCGGCCGCGTTCGATCGACCTGACTTCTTCAGTTATCTCGGCAGGACGCATCATCAGGAGCATTCCGTCTCGCTCAATAACTGGATGATTTCCATCGCCAGGCATCATGTCAGGGTATAAGCCCGTAGGGACAGGCTCCCACCCCGTTCTGTGCAAATTGGTCATGTACGCTGGGTTTTCCTGACCAAAAATGGACTTTGTTTTCCATTCTACAGTCCACCCTTCTGGCCAAGTTTTTGGATCAATGTAGAATTTGTCTACATTCTGTTCCATATCTCCCAAATGGCCACGGATTTCATTCGCTCTCCGGGCGGCTTCATCCCTTGAGAAGGTAGGACGCATGTTAGGACGCATTGAAGGGCGCTCCGGGGCTTCTACTGCACCCATAAGACCTTCTGTCCTTACTTCTCTGGCAAGATCTGCAGTATCTACCGGCAATTTGGCCGCCAAAGAACGAGGTGGACGACCACGGCGCCTAGATCCCTGTTGTT